CATTGTATAACCAAGCGGTTTATTACGAACCAAATAGATTGGCGGCATACTATGATTACGAATCAATGGAGTTCACACCTGAGATATCTGCATCGTTAGATATCTATTCTGAAGAGTCAACAACCCTTTCAGAAAAAGGAGAAATTCTAACAATATACTCCGAATCAAAAAGAGTAACAAACATCTTAGAAGACTTATTTAAAAACGTACTCGACATTAACACAAACTTACAGATGTGGTGTAGAGGAGTTGCCAAGTACGGTGACAACTTCGTATATCTAAAGATTGACCCATCAAAAGGAATCGTTGGATGTCAACAGTTACCTAACATTGAAATTGAAAGACATGAAGGTGCTGCGTCTCACGTACACAAAGCCGAGACACCTGTAAACATGAAAACACGTGAATTACGTTTTGCATGGAAAAATAAGGATATGGAATTCCAAGCGTGGGAAGTTGCACATTTCAGATTATTAGGTGATGATAGAAAGTTACCATATGGTACATCAATGTTGGATAAGGTAAGACGTATATGGAAACAACTACTTCTTGCAGAAGATGCGATGTTAATCTATAGAACTTCAAGAGCACCCGAAAGAAGAGTGTTTAAAGTGTTCGTGGGTAACATGGACGATAAGGATATTGAAGCATATGTACAACGTGTTGCAAACAAATTCAAAAGAGATCAAGTAGTTGATCCTGCGAATGGACAAGTTGATATGAGATACAACCAAATGGCGGTAGATCAAGATTATTTTATACCTGTAAGGGATCCATCACAAACAAATCCAATTGAAACATTACCAGGAGCACAGAACTTAGGTGAGATTGCGGATATTGAGTACATTCAAAAGAAATTATTAGCGGCACTAAGAATACCAAAGGCGTTCTTAGGGTTTGAGGAAATTGTTGGTGATGGTAAAACATTAGCATTAATGGACATACGTTTTGCAAGGACGATTAATAGAATACAGAAGTCACTTGTTCAAGAGTTAAATAAAATTGCATTAGTACATTTATATCTTTTAGGTTTAGAAGATGAACTTACTAATTTTACATTATCATTAACTAATCCATCCGCACAATCTGATTTATTAAGGATTGAACAATGGAAAGAGAAGATTACGTTATACAAAGATGCTACTTCCGATCAATCTCAGATTGGTATCCAACCAGTGTCACACACATGGGGTAAGAAGAATATTCTTGGTATGAGTGATAATGACGTTGTACTTGATTTACAACAACAAAGACTTGAAAGAGCACTTGGTGCTGAATTAGGTATCACACAAAACATTATCAAGAGAACTGGTGTGTTTGATGAGGTAGATAAGAAGTACGGTATCCCTGAAAAGGATAGACAAGCAATGGACGATTCAATGACACCTGAGGATGGTGGTGGAGATGATATGGGTGGAGCTCCTCCTATGGGTGGTGCAGACGCACCTCCAATGGATGATGCACCATTAAGTGAAGACAAGAAAAAAAGTAAATCTACATTAACGAAAAGTAAGAAATCTAAAATATTGGGTATGTTAGGTGATGAAACAAAAGATTTTGATGATCTTTTTGATATCGATAAGGCTCAACGCAATATTTATGAAGTAGAGAATAAACTCAAAGACATATTAAAAGAATAATTATGGCAACATTTGGACATATAAAAAACAAAGTTCTAAACAAACTATCTAACTCTTATGGTAAGGGTGAATTTAAAACTAACCTGAAGGAACACTTCAAACCAATAATGGAGAATGACATTTTAAAAGAAATGTACTCCCTTTATGAGGAATTAGAAACAAAAACGTTTGACGATAAAGAAACTGCACAGTTATATGTGGAAGAACTATCTAAAGTTTTAAAAGAAAGACATTCTGAGGTAAGTACTGTACTTAACCAAATGAACGAATCATTAATTGATACTAACGTTGAATCAAATAAGTTGTATGAGTCTTTAGATAGACTTTCAACAGAAGATAAGTTAGGTAATATTTCTGAAAAGGTAATTGCTAAGAAATTCTTAGTTGAACATTTAACTACAAGTAAAGTTTCGGATACACTAAAAGTAGAAACAGGGGTAAATGAAAGTTTACTAAACTCTGTATTGACAAACAACTTCAACATTAGTTTTGATAAAACATTAAGTGAAGAAGATAAAACTAAATTAAAAGGTATACTCTCAATAACTAATGAGGACTTAAATACTAAATTTGGTGAATTAAAAGAATCAATAAACGGTACTTTAGATTCCTTAGTTGAATCGGACAATGGATTTACATCTAAGTCTGATGAGGTAAAAAAGGAAATAAACGAAATGACACAAACGAAATACAACTTATATCGTTTAGAAGAATTATTAGAGAACTTAAATTAGATTTCCTTGACGGTTGCTACCTTAGAGGTGTAAACCTTCACTTTTGAAATATCATAATCAATCGTGGAGGTTTTTTATTGCTCCTTATCTTTTATTTTTTGAATATACACCGCCTTTTGTTTCTGTAATCTTTTACTGACTGAAGGTTTTATGTGTTGTTTCTTATTCCTAAGTGAATTTAATTGTTTCACATTCTTTACTTTACGACGTAATTTCTTGATCGCTTGATCGATGTTGTTATTCTTTACTTTTATTATTAGCATAATTTGATATATACATAAATATAATGAAAAAATTTGTTATTACGAATTTAAATGTGTATATTTTAGTAACACCATAAATAAGAATAAACATGTTAAATGAAATTAGGAAGATTTATTCCTTTAGGTACTTACAAAGATGTTAAAATTGGATACGGAACTATAAATCACAAAGATTTAAAGACTATATATTTAAAATTAAATTCTTGGCTCGAACCTGATGAGGAATGTACGGATTACGACGCAGTGGTTAGGTCATCAAGAAATGACATAAAAAGATTAATAAGTGGATTGAATAGTGATTCATTCCGACCACAGTCTATTGTCGATTTAGACATTAGAACTAAAGGTATAAAAAAAGAAAAGAGATCGTTTATGAATTTAGAATGTACGTTATACGTTCTAAAGGACTTATCAATTAAAAGTGACGATCTTAAATTGTATATGAAATCACTTATGGTTGGTATAATCGATGAGTGTTTAAATAACGATTTATTGTATAATTTTCACAAAAATAAAAAATAACTTCGATACCGATGTATTTATAGTAATAAAACTATTCATACATGAAAGTATTAGGTCCAAAAGAAACAGGTACAGGAATCCTCATCGAATACGATGCGGGTTTTGTGTCTCCTGATGAAAATAAAACAGTAATAACAGAAATGAAGGGTGTTGACTTCTCAGAAGACATCATTCTTTATGCTGTTCTACAAAAATACGACACTCCAAATAAAAACGGTAGAATATATCCTGAGAAACTTCTCAAACGAGAAATGGATAAATATAAGACCGTTATCGAGAAAGGGAGTGCGTTAAACGAACTAAACCACCCATCATCTTCACTTATAGATTTAGATAGAGTATCACACACGATCACCGAGACTTGGTGGGACGGTAAGATACTTATGGGAAAAATTAAACTACTTCTTTCACCTGGATGGAAAAAATCAGGTATTGTAAGTACTAAGGGTGACCAAGCCGCAATGTTACTTATGAATGGAGTAACATTGGGAATATCTTCAAGAGGTGTTGGATCATTAAAATCAGAAAAAGGACAGAATATTGTACAGGAGGATTTCGAATTGGTGTGTTTTGACTTAGTGTCATCACCATCGACACCTGGTGCATATGTTTTTAACGATCCTTCAGATAGAGAAAAATATGCTGAGAGTATAGAGGAAAAACCAATAGTAGATGATAGAATGTCGAGGTTAATGGGTAAGATGGATACGTTTTTAAATAAATAATTCAATTTATTATTGATCAGAACACCATAAAAGTAATTTTTTCTTAAATAACAAGTATTTATTAATAAATAAAAAAACAACAAATGAGTAAAAAATCCATTTTAGAACAAGCATTGCTTCAAGTACAAGATCTTGAAGAGGCAGTTAAAGCGAACGCAAAAGGTATACTTGCTTCAACCATGAAGGAAGAACTAAACGAATTGCTAAAAGAATCAATGGAAGAAGAAGAGTCAGATGAAAGTCTGAGTCTTGATAAAGAAGACGAACAAGGTATACCTGAAGTAGCTGCAGAACAATTTGACAGTGAAGATGAGGAAAACGATGACGAAACTTCGATAAACGACGAGCCAACGGACGACGAAGATCCTGATTTAAAGGATGAAGTTGAAGATGACGCATTAGACACAGAGGATGATTTAGATTCTGAAGTGGATGATATGTTTGACGCAATT